CCAAGAGCGAGCTGGGTGTCTACGACGCAACGGCAGAAGGCGTCGGCAATCTGAAGAGCCGCCAGTTCTCCAAGAATCCGAGCTACAACATCGGCGCCTTCGACGCCTTTGAGCGCCATGTGGAGCAGACAGCACGGTTCGTGGGCATGGCGATTCCGGCACGAAACTGGCAGACACTGCTCAACTGGCGCGAGCGGGAAAACTCCATGGCGGACATTATCGCCCACGACTGGGGCGACGAAAGCCTGAAGTACATCCAAGACCTGGTGCAGACGCTGCAGGGCGGGGCCGCCAGCACACGCGACAGCGTGAGCATGGGCGCAGAAAAAGTCTTCAGCAATTACATCGGCGCCGTGTTCGGGGCAAACCCATCCATCGTCTTTAAGCAGCTGGGTTCGATTCCACTGGCGGGTGCGTGGCTGGACTTCAAGAACTTCCCGTCGCCGGGGCAGGTAAAGCGCATCGACCGGAGCCTGATTGAGAAGTACACGCAGGAGCTGGACTGGAGAACGCTGGGCTATTCCACGCCGGAGACCAAGCAGCTGAAGGAAAATCCGAACTGGACACAGACAAACAAGTTCACGAACTTTATCTTCGGCGGCGGAGCGATCACCGCCATGGACGGCTGGGCCGCGAGCGTGCTGTGGCCGTGGGCGGAAAACAAGGTACGAGCTGAGTTCCCGGAGCTGGAGACCGGAAGCCAGGAGCAGATCGACAGCGGAAGCAGCCCGTTCTATCAGAAGGTTGCAGAAGTATTCAACGAAGCGGTGGCGAGAAGTCAGTCCACCTCGGACGAGATGCACCAGGGCGCGCTGCGCAAGAGCAAGAATCCGGTGACGCGGGCGTTTACGATGTTCAAGTCGGACAGCTCGCAGACCTACAATGCGCTGCGGCAGCGTGCTGGTGAGGCGGAATACTACAAGCGAATCGGCGACACGGAGAATTACAACAAGGCCAAGCGCGGGCTGGGCGTTGCGTTCCTGGCAGCCGTCGGCGGATACATCTGGGCGCAGGGTATCGAGTTCTTGATGAACCTCTGGAAGCGCAAGGGCAAGGCGTACCGCGACGAGGACGGGAATCTTACAGCAGGAAGCGTGGCAAAGGAAATGGCGCTGGGGCTGGTGGGAGACCTGGCTGGTATCGTCACCTACGGAGAAGAACTTGCGGACGTCATCGGCAACATCATTACGGGAGACAAGTGGTACGGCATCGACACGCCGGGCCTGGAGCAGCTGTCCGACGTTGTGGAGACCATCGTGGAGCAGGGGCAGAACGGTCTGGATGTGCTGAAGGACGCAGCGGACGTCGTGAAGAACGGCGGAAGCCTGGGCGAATACCTGCACCGGCACAGCGGTGACATTGTCGGCGGCATCAAAGACCTGGCGGCTGCAGCGGCCACATACCTGCCGGGCATCTCGGTCAACAACCTGGAGGCGTATCTGCTCGGCACGGTGCGCTGGGCCTCGCCGGAACTTGCGGCGGCATACGACGATGCGCTGGCCACGGCGAACAAAAACCAGATGAAGGGCCTGCGCGGCGCGGAGCTGGAGCGCAAGATCAGCGATACCCTGCACAACCGGCGCGTGGAGACGGACGAGATGACGAACGAAACGCTCGCGTCCCTTTACGAAAGCGGGTTCACAAAGGCGGTTCCGTCCGATACGCCGGGCAGCATCAGCGTTGACGGCGAAGACCGCAAGCTCTCGGCCTATCAGAAGCAGGTCTACGACAAGACATGGAGCGGCGCCGTCGGAAGCAGGCTGCAGGAACTGATCGCGAGTGATGTGTTCCAGGCGGCGGACGACGAGACGCAGGAGAAGATGCTGAGCGGGCTGTATGAATACGCCGGAGAGAAGGCAAAGGCGGCTGTATTTGACGACTACGAAGTGAAGACCTCGACGCAGAAGGCGGACGACGTGCTGGCAACCGGCGCAGAGATGGTGGACTATCTGGAGCTGAAGCTGGCAGGAGCCGTGGACAAGCATCTGGACGCGATTGATGGCGGGCTGGACGCACAGAGCGCAAAGGACGTGGCGCTCGGTATGGCAGAGCTTACGCCGGATGAGGGGAAGAAAACGGTATCCGACGTGCAGAAGTGGCGGGCAGCCATCGACGCGGTGGATGGAACCAGTGCGCAGCGCGACGCACTGCTCGCAGTGATGAAGGACTCGACAAAGCAGAAATACGAGATCGCCGACAGCTACGGCATCGAGGCAAGAACGTGGGTGCAGCTGAAGGAAATCCTGCCGCAGTTCGACGAGGATGGGAACGGAAGCTACAAGGGCGAAGAGATTGAGAACGCCATCGATGCGCTGAACGGACACAGCGGCATTATGCTGCCGGGCGGCGACGGGCCGCAGCAGCTGACAAACGAGATGCGGGCCGTGCTCTGGCAGCTGTTCACCGGAAGCAAGAGCGCGAAGAACAATCCGTACAGCGAGCGCGTGGGCAGCCAGGTGATCGCAGAGCGCGAGAAGGCAAAGCAGGAAGACTAGCAGATGGACATAGAAAGAGCGCCGCCAGGGGAACCTGGTGGCGCTTGATCTAAAATTCATCGATGCCTATGGAGACTGTCTGCATATTTCCGTTGTAAACAGGATAGAGCGTGACGGTCCAGCCACTCACATATCCGTCTATTTCGCTGAAGTCAAAAAGGCTGGTAGACTTTGAACACACTGTAGTGTCGCCAAATAAACACTTCAAACCATACCATACGTCGCCGGAAGCATAGAAAAGATCGAAGTCGCCTAGCGGCACATCAACATTGACGGTGTCACCAGCATGGATAAAAACACACAGCACATCAACACCAGAAATATGATCTTTCAATTTAACGACGTAGTACCCACTGCCGGACGTTTCGATGGTAAAAGGGGCAACACGATCTTGCTGATCGTGATACAACACCTCCCCGCTGTCCGGCACGGGAAAAGGCTTCATGGTAGAAGCTGGCGGCGAAGATGGCTGCGCAGTCACCGGAGTATTGACTGCTTCAGCGGCCGTTGCGGTCGGGGCTGAAGGTTTTCCTATATTGGAGGAAATGCAGATGAGAGCAAGACACCCGAACAATGTGGCTGCAATGCTAGCAAGAGCGACAACAGTTTGCTTAAACCTAGAAGACGCCCGCGAGGCGTGACGTGGTGGCTGAGTGGGCGGCGCGGGCGAAGTTGAAAAACTAGGAGACGCTTCGGCCTTTACCGGAGAAAGGAGTTTAGCGTCATACAGCCTTCTGGCATCAGGGTCTTTCAGGGTATCGTAGATCGTATTGAGCTGCTGCATTTTTTGATGTGCGATCTCAGGCGAAACATTCCCTGCGTCTGGGTGAAAAAAACGAGCTTGCGCAAGGTATGCACGGCGTATTTCATCTTGCGAACTGCAGAATTTAGGGACACCTAGGAGAGCGTAATAATCGACAGACATAGCTACACCTCCACAAAATTTTCGGTTTAATCATCTTTTTTATAAGATTACCACGAAGATATGTTAAATTCAAGCAAGATTATGCAAAAGATGATTATAGGGAGGCGGAGCGGTGCGGCTCTATACTCTGGATGGACGGTTCAACTTATGCGGCAAGCGGGTGCGTGAGGCGCGGATAAAGGCTGGAATGAGCCAGGACACGCTGGCGGCGAAGCTGCAGCTGGCCGGGCTTCAGATTGGGCAGATGGCAGTGAGCAGAATTGAAACTGGGAAGCGCGTGGTGCCAGACTTCGAACTGCCGGTCATCGCCGGTGTACTGGGCGTCAGCACGGACTGGCTGCTTGGAAAAGAATAGACCTCTCTGCTGCACAGCAGGGAGGTCTTTTTTGACGGCTTGACATTTCGGCTTAATCAGCTTTAGAATAAAAAGCAAGAAATGGCAATAGGAGGCCGGACAGATGGAACAGATGAAGCGGACGTTTAAGCACCTGCAGTACAGAGACAGAATCAAGATCGAGATGATGCTGCGCGAGAAGGCCAGCATCCAGCAGATCGCAGACCGGCTGCACGTCACCTATCAGACCATCTGGCGCGAGCTGCGCCGCGACGGGGTGTGGTATGAGCATACGCTGAGCAACTTAACGACAGAGCGACGGTACTCGGCGGACATCGCGCAGGCGCAGTATGAGAAGAACAAGCGGGCGAAAGGCGGAATGATTAAGCTCGGCCACGACTTCGCACTGCATGATTTCATCGAGCAGAAGATTGGGCGGGAACACTATTCCCCGGCGGCAGTCATCATGGAGATCAAGCTGCGCGGGCTGAAGTTCGACGTGGACATCTGCGAGAAGACGATCTACAACTACATCAACAGCGGGGATGTTTTCTTTTCCATCACGAACAAAGACCTGCCGCAGCGCGGCGAGCACAAGCGGGAATACAAGAAGGTGCGCGAGGCCAAACGGCAGGCGCCAGGAGAAGGCATTGAAAACCGGCCGCCGGAGATCGATGAGCGGAAGGAAGAAGGACACTGGGAGATGGACACGGTGAAAGGAAAGAAGAATGGCCGCAAGTGTGCGCTCATGCTATCGGAACGCGCGATGCGGACAGAGCTGGTTCTGCCGATGGCGGCGTGCACAATGGAGTGCGTCGTGGAAAAGCTCGATCAGCTGGAGCGGCGCTGGGGCAACAAGTTCAGCCGCATCTTCAAGACGATCACGGTGGACAACGGCAGCGAGTTTATGGACTACGAGGGAATGATGACGAGCAAAGAGACCGGCGAGCGGCGCACGCAGGTCTTCTATTGCCATCCCTATCGCAGCAACGAGCGCGGCACCAACGAGAACCAGAACCGGATGTTCCGCCGGTTCTTCCCGAAAGGGACGGACTTGGACGCCGTTCCGGACGAAGACATCAGCGCCGTGCAGGACTGGATGAACAACTATCCGCGCAAGCTCCTGGGCGGAAAGACGGCAGGGATGCTGTTCGACGAGTTTGTGGCTTCGCTGAGCTGAAAAATTTTTCGGATTTTTTGAAATTAACTCTTGCAATTTACGATCGTGCCCTGTAAAATGAATTGCAAGAAAAGGTTTTAAGCCTTTCTTGCAATTCTTTTTTTATGCGCAGAAATGTGAGACAGGAGGTGCAGAGCATGGAAAGCAAGGAAAATGTCCGGCGCGGCGCGAAGGATTTGCAGCTGTTTGAGCGCAAGCGCATTGAGCAGATGCACAGCGCAGGGCACAGCGCAGAAGAGATCGCCGTCGAGATCGGCGTGTGTTACGTCACGATCTACCGCGAGCTGAAGCGCGGCGACACAGGTGAGATGGACGAGCTGGGCCGGAGGGTCTACGATGCGGAGCTGGCACAGCGCAAGGCCGCCCTTGCCCGGCGGAACAAGGGTTCCAAGAATCCGGAGAACGACGGGAGGTGCAGGCGGCGTGGCAAGAACGAAGGCGGCGAGGCTCGCCAGGATTCCGGGCAACAGGTATGAGACGTGCATCGGATGCGGGCTGGATTGGAACGTAAGCCTCTTCGCCCCGAAGGGCTGGTACATCTGCCCGCAATGTGAGTATCGAATGAGAAAGGAACGACGGTATGAACAAGCTCAGGCGCAAGGATTTGAGAGAGATCACAGACCAGCTTGAAACGCTGCAGGAATTGCTCCAGGAACTGCAGGAACAGGAGGAAGAGTACCGGGACAATATGCCGGAGAACCTTCAGGGCAGCGAGAAATACGAGCGGGCCGACGAGGCCTGCAGCAATCTGTCGGACGCTTATGACAGTCTGCAGGACGCCATCGACAACATCACGGCAGCGATCGAAGGATAGGAGGAAGACATGGAAAGATACGCCATCATCATTAAGACCGACGGGGTCTGCGTTCTGCTGCACTGCTACCCCGGAGACTGCTTGAGTCTGGAAGAGATGCAGAAGATCGTAGAAGGCCACATCGAGGCGGTGCCGACAGCGCTGGCACAGGGATGGAGCCAGGAACCCGGCGTCGGCCTCGCACTCATCGTCAACGAGGAAGGAAAGCTGCAGAACCTGCCAGTCAATCAGACGGCGACAGATCTGTCTGCTGCCTACAATGACGTCATCGTCGGGAACGCCATTCTCCTGGGGACGACGGACGAAGACTTCATCGGACTGACAGAGCGGGCTGCACAGAACATTATGAAGAAGTGGGAGCTTGGCGTATGCTGAACAACTGCATCATCATGGGGCGGCTGACAGCAGACCCAGAGCTGCGGCACACGAACTCCGGCGTCGCCTGCTGCAGCTTCACGCTGGCTGTAGAGCGGGACGGAAAGCCGAACGAGCAGACCGGCCAGCGAACTGCTGATTTTATCGACTGCACAGCCTGGCGGAACACGGCAGAGTTTATCTGCAAATGGTTCTCCAAAGGACGCATGGCCGTGGCTGCGGGCCGGATGCAGACCAGGACATGGAAAGACCGGCACGATCAGAGCCGAAAAAGCACAGAGCTTCAGGTTGAAAGTATGTATTTTGCGGACAGCCGGAAGGACGCAGCCGCAGACGTGCCGCTTGCGGACGACGATCTGCCGGGTGCATGGACAGAGTTGAGCGGCAGCGAGCCGCTGCCATTCCTATAAAGAGAGGACAAAGGAAGATGGAGCAGAAAATCATTGTGCTGCGCGAAAGAACGCGGCGAACACGGCACCGCAGCCGGAAGGATGTGCGGGCAAGACGGAGGATTTGCGGCGTGCTGGCGGCGCTTTGTTTTCTGCTTCTGCTGGGCGTCGTCGGTGGTATGGAGAACGGAACCATGGCGCTCGGCATCGGCACGGTGCGCGTGATGGGAACCGGCACGGCTGGCGTGCTGCTTACTTGGGCGGCGGGAGGATTCCGGTATGCAGCAAGGCCATAGACGCAGGTACTCCCGGAGGCGGCGGAGAAGAATCCGCCAGCTGCAGCTGCTGGTAGCGGCGTGTATCCTGGTGACTGGCGTAGTGCTGGCCTGCACTGCGCGGAACCGCAGCAAGCAGGAAGCGAAAGAGGCGGCTGAAGCCGCAGCCGCGCAGCCGGTGACGCAGGAGCTGGAGCCGGACGAGCCGCCCGCTCAGAATCCGGAACCGGAAGAAGAACCGGAGCCGGAGCAGGACTGGGACGAAGAGGCCCGGTACATGGCGCAGGCGTGCTTCGGCGAGGGCTGGATTTGCCAGTCGAAGACGGAATGGGCCGCGATCTATTGGAACATCCTGAACCGCGTAGACAGCGATGACCCGTATTATCCGGACAACATCATCGGTGTCGTCACGCAGAGTGCACAGTATCACGGGTACGACCCGACGAACCCGGTGCTTCCGGTACTCAAAGAACTGGCGCTGGATGTCATCGACAGATGGCAGCGGGAAAAACAGGGCGAGACAGATGTGGGCCGTGTGCTGCCGCCGGAATATCTCTTCTTCGGCGGCGACGGGAAACACAACACATTCAGAACCGAGTGGGACGGCGGCGAATACTGGGACTGGAGCTGGCCGTCTCCATACGAAAGTTAGGGAGGAAAGACCATGATGTATCGGGTGCGCCGCGTGCAGATCGGAAACAGCGGCGAGATTGCGTGGGAGTCGAAGCGAGCGGAGATCATACCGTGGCCGGTGGAGCTGACGGTCGGCGGGCTGTATGCGCTGCGAAGCGGCAGGCTGTACCGCGTGGAAGGGAGAGAAGATCATGGAGCAGAAGGTTGACCCGTATATGCGGGAGGCGCCATGGGTGTGCTGCCCGATGTGCGACGAAGAGGTCTGCGTGGGCAGGTTCAACTGCCCGGAGATCGCAGAGTGGTGCAGAGAAAAACGAGAGAAGGACGCGGCGGAAGGAGTTGTGCGGACGTGAAAGAGAATGTGCTGGAGCGAAACGCGCGGATGGACACAGACCGCAAGATCGCTGATTTCCGCGTAAAGCAGCAGATGGATTATGCCTTCAAGGTGAAATACGCGAGAATCCGTGCGTGGGAGTTCTACAACCACCCCGATGTCGCAGGGAACTGCTATGTCGCAGTCGGCGGCCTGGACTCCATCACGCTGCTTTTATTCCTGCGCAGCATCGGAATTGATGTGCCTGCGGTTTCTGTCTCATCGCTGGAGGACAAGTCCATCCAGAGGGTGCATAAACAGCTTGGCGTGCAGCCGCTGAAGCCGCTAAAGAGCAAGGTCGAAGTGCTGCGGGAATATGGATGGCCGGTCATCTCAAAAGAGGTCGCTGGGAAAATCTCGCTGCTTCAGAATCCGAGCGAGAAAAACGCGACGGTTCGTCATGCAATCATCACTGGAGAAACTGGGGCCTATGGTGGATACCGGACGGGGACACGAATGAAGCTGGCGCAGAAGTGGCTGGAGCTGTTCGGCGGATACGAAAACGAGCGCGAGGACGTCAACTACATGACGCCGGACTTCCTTGTGTCGGATAAATGCTGCTACTACCTGAAGGAAAAGCCGTGCAATGACTATGCAAAGGAAACTGGGTGCTTTCCATACATGGGGCTGATGGCGTCTGAAGGTGGGCGCAGACAGAAGGCTTTGATGATGCACGGGTGCAACTACATATCAGCAGGTACAAAGCGCAGCTGCCCATTCGCAATTTTTTCAAGACAAGACCTGCTGCAGCTCGCGTTAGATTTGCAGGTGCCGGTTCCGGAAATTTACGGCGAGATCGCGCGAGACGCAGACGGAACGCTGCGGACAACGAAAGCGCAGAGAACTGGGTGCAGTATGTGCGGCTTTGGCATACACATGGAGAAACGTCCGCATCGGTTCGACCGGCTCTGGGAGCGGAACCCGAAAGAATGGGAAATGTGGATGAACCATGTCATGCAGGACGATCGCGGGAACTGGTACGGCTGGGGTCGCGTGCTGGATTATATCGGCGTCGAGTGGCGAGACCCGGAAGTGGCCCTGATAAATGCAGCAGAACAAATCACGATGGACGACGCGATCAGATACCTAGCCGCCAAAGCGGCGGAATAATTACAAGAAGGAGGGAACGTATGAGGATCACAACAGACAGGCAGCGTGGGTGTGCGCGGAACTGCGCGAGCACCTAAAAGAATTTGAAGACAAGGAGGATACACGAATGAAGAAGCTATTCATATCGCAGCCCATGCAGGGCAAGAGCAAGGAGGAAATCCTTGCGGAGCGGAAGGTCGCGATCTGCCAGGCGAAAGAGGCCGTCGGGGACGAAGTCGAGATCATCGACAGCTACTTTGAAAACGCCCCGGCGTGCAACCGGCCGCTCTGGTTCCTGGGCGAAAGCCTGAAGCTGCTTGCAGCAGCGGATATTGCATATTTTGCAGCGGGCTGGGAAGGCGCACGCGGCTGCAAGATCGAGCACACCTGCGCAGAGGAATACGGCGTCCGCATCATTGAGACACCGGGAATGTGAAGGAGGGATACGCTATGAGCGACATTAAGATCACCAAGGAGAGAATCGATGCGCTTCTCAGCGAAGCGGACATCCGGACACTGACGCTGTTCGGGAAATGCACGGTGGTAACGGCGAAGCTGAAGAACGGGTTCGTTCTGACGGCCGACAGCGCGTGCGTTGACCCGGCAAACTACGACAAGCGCACGGGCGAGCGCATCTGCCTGGAGCATATCGCAAACAAGCTCTGGGAGTTGGAAGGATACCGGCTGCAGTGGGACGTTTTCAACAAGGCGAACCGCAAAGGCACGGCACCGGGCCTGGACGACGAAACGCTGGATGAGATGCGCACGCTCTGCAGCAGGGCACTGCGAGCCTGGGGCGCGGAGATGCAGAGCGTCGTGGCGGCAGAGGAACTTTCTGAGCTGCAGAAGGAGCTTTGCAAAAGCGTGCGCGGAGAGGACAACGCAGACGCCATCGCCGAAGAGATTGCGGACGTGCAGATCATGCTGGAGCAGATGATGATGCTGCACGACTGCCGGGACGATGTGGACGAGTGGCGCAGGCGGAAACTGGAACGTTTGGAGCAGCGGCTGCCGAAGGTTCCGGACCGGAGCCAGTGCAATCACGCATGGGTTCTGGAGCGGACAGACGGCAGCACGCGGTATTACTACTGCGAAAAATGCGGGGCGCACCACAAGCAGGTTGTGCCGCAGAAGGCAGACGCAGCGTGGGAGTGACGGCATGAAGGCTATGACGGCAGAGCGCTGCAGCGGCATCAAGAGCGGGTACTGGAGCGCGGAGAAGAAAGAAGACCTCGTGCAGCAGCTGGGGCTGTATGAGCATCAGGTTCTAAGCCCGGCAAAGATCGAACAGTTTCAGAAGCTGCGCACACGTCTGAAGGGGGCCAGGGAGATCGTAGAACTGGCGAACGAATGTGGGCGGCAGGTCTGCGACGAGGCCAGACACTTCGCCTGCCCGTTCGGAGACGAGAGCATGGAGAACTGCGCCCTGCGGCTGGAAGCAAAGTACGACGAGACCATAGGACTGCTGCTCGATTTGGCAGAGATGATGGGCTGACGGACAGATTCAGGAGGAAAAGATATGTTTGACATCACAAAAAGAACGACGATCACGACGAACTGGGCGCAGCTGAAGACCGTGCAGGAGCAGATGAACCTGGCGGAAATCATGCTGGAGGTCGGCAGCGAGTTCCCGATCTGCCTTGAGGCGGACGCAGACAATGAGAATGATGTGTTTGAGCAGCTGACGGCGCAGGTGGTGCACGTCACGAAGGAAGGCCGCGTGATGGTTGTACTGAAGGACTGCATGGAGAAGATGCGCGCAATGAACGACCACGCGACGAACAAAGGCGGCTGGAAGGACAGCGCGATGCGCAAGTGGCTGAACGAAGATGTATTGCCTCGACTGCCGAAAGAGCTGCAGGCGATGATCGTGCCGCGCACCATCCGGCAGAAGATCAACGGCGAAGAAGTGCAGACGCAGGACATGCTGTGGCTGCCGTCGTTTACGGAAATGTTCGGCGCAAAGGCGGCGGCTGAGTGGGCGCCCGGCGATCTGGGAGACGAACAGTTTGAACTGTTTGACTCGGAACGCAGCCGCGTGAAGGAAGTTCCGGGAAGAGGAACATGGTGGTACTGGCTCCGCTCGCCGGACGCCAGCTACTCCGCGTTTTTCTGCCTGGTCATCAGCAACGGCGGCGCGTACAATTACAGCGCCAGCTTTGCCGCTGGCGTGGCCTTCGGCTTCTGCCTTTAATCCGGAATCTACCTATGATCTGCACGCCTGTGCGCGTGCAGATCGGCGCAGAAAGGAGCGCACGATGCAGAAACAGACGCAGAACTTTCGCTGGCGCGTGACGCACAAGGCGTATGGAACGGTCGAGGTAGAGGGCGTTGACCGGCTGCGGGCCATCATTGCGGCGGCTATGACATGGAAGCAGCGATGGACGCTCATTGCCAGAGCATGCGAGACAGAAAAGCTGGGGCCAGCGTGACGAGAAAGCAGGGATGCAGCAGCTGCGCACGGGCCTTCCGCGAAGAGCAGCCGGGCGGCATGACGGCGCTTCGCTGCGGGTACCGCGCAGGCGCGGCGGAGCAGACGCCTCCGAGGCCGGACGGAATCCGGATGCTGCAGCCAAGCACCTGCTATGGAAGAATTACCCAGTTATTTCCGACGGGAATGGACGGCTGCGCAGACGGAAGGCCGCCAGCCTGGTGCCGAGGATACTTCATTCAGAAAGAACATTAGCCGAAACAGGGCGCAGCTGCGCCCTGTCTGCCGGGGACAGCCTCCCGGCACTGACGATGGCAGGCTGGCCATATACATTATATATTCGCGCGTACGCGCGAATTAAGGCTTGTAAGCAATCTTAACTTAGCAACCATTCTCTGAAGGAGGGCACAGGGCCATGTATCAGGGGCGCACCTTCATCCGCGAAAGCGTATATGTCTGCGGCAATTACATGGACGCGGACATATATCCGGTGTTTCAGAAGCCAGGCCGCAGACGCAGCCGCTGCAAGCCGACGAGCGAGATTCAGAGAAGACTTAACCAGAAGAACGCGGAGAAGAGACTCACGCGCCTGGTACATACGAATTTCACGGAAGACGACATCGCTCTGCATCTCACCTACCGGCCGGGAGAAGAGCCAGAGACAAAAGAAGGTGCTCAGCGCGATCTGCAGAATTACATCCGCCGTCTGAAGCGGCGGTACACCAAGCTCGGCAAGGAGTTCAAGTATATCAGCTGCACGGAATACGGAAAGAAGACAAACCGCATCCACCACCATCTCATCATCAGCGGCGGACTCGACCGCGATGAGATCGAGAAGCTGTGGGGACGCGGCTATGCAAACAGCATCCGTCTGCAGTTCGGGCCGGATGGCGTAACGGGCCTTGCGCACTATATCGCGAAGGACAAACTGTTCTTCCGCCACTGGAACCAGAGCCGGAACCTGGTGCAGCCGGAGCCTGCCCAGTACGACGGGAAGATCACGATGGACGAGGTGGGAAGCCTGGTAGACGCCATCGAGGAAAAGAACGCATGGGTGCAGCTGGAGCAGCGGTATCCGGAATACCAGTTGACATCCATCAGCTATGTCCGCAACGCCGTCAACAAGGGCGTTTATATTCACTTCGAGATGAGACGGAGGTGGGGACGATAGGCATACGGCTGGAAGACCTGCCGCTGCGTGCGCAGCAGCAGGCACTCGCTCAGCTCAAAACAGCGCAGATACAGAAGGCCAGGAAGTACCGGAACGAGCCGGAGATGGCAGAGGGCATCCGCTTTGACAGCAAGAAGGAGGCCGGAAGGTTTCGGGAACTGCAAGCCATGCTGCAGGCAGGACTCATCCGCGAGCTGCGGCTGCAGCAGGACTTCACGCTGCAGGAAGCATACACCACGCCGGACGGAAGACGCATCCGCGCCATCCGGTACTGCGCGGACTTCTGCTATGAGCGGAAGACGCAGACCGGCTGGGAGAAGATCGTCGAGGACGTGAAGAGCCGGGCGACGCGGACACAGAAGTATATCATCAAGCGGAAGATGATGCAGGACAGATACGGAATCGAGATCAAGGAGATATGAACATGAAGATCGGAGACATCGTACAGAGAATCCCGGAGACATTCGGGGAGACGGAGATCGTCCAAGCAAAAGACAGAAAGCAGCCGAAGAAGGAGCGCAAGCCGTTCACGGGGACGGTGACGTACATCCACCCACTGAGGAGATACCACGTCGTCAGCTTCCGGGTGCGCGGCGGCGTCATCCGCGAGAGCTTCGCAGGCGCATGAGACAGACGACGGCGTAAGAGAAAGGGCGTGAGGGAATGTTCCGTTTCAAATCTGGCGTGAAGGTAGACTACAACCGGCAGGGGTATATCTATTTCACCTCACGCCTTTACAAAGACCTGCCGGAAGAAGACCAGCGGGTCATCCTCAACCTGTGCCTGGAACATGGCGGGGAGAGCTACCAGGCGCTGTTTGAGTTCGTGACAACAGACGCGACGGCGACGGCGGTGTGCATGAAGCACTGCCTGAGCAAGTCCACGCTGCACCGGATGGTGCGAAGGTACTACGAGGATTTCCCCAAAAAGCTATAATTTGGGCAACGAAAAGCGGGACTGCAGGCGTGCAGCCCTGCTTTTTTGTGCAAGGTGCCGAAAAAGTTGACACTTCGTGACGCGACTTTTCCAGTATCATGGCATCGTGACGGGGCGTGCACTCGATATTGCAGCAAGACCCTGCGGGAGGGCGCCGCGCATTAGGCGGGATTTGAGCGGTGCGGAGAGCATATTTGAATTTTTCCCCACGACAAGCGCACGCATACGGGTGCGCACGCGCGGGAACCTTAGAGCGCCGGGACGGGAGGTGGCGCAGATGGCGGCAGGAAGGCCCAAAAAATACACCAAAAAGAAGCTGCGGGAGGAAACGGAACGGTATTTCCGTAGCATTTCGCGCACGATTCTGGCCAGAGACGACACGGGCGGCATCATCCGGAACGACGACGGCGATGAGATTCAGATTTTGCAGTACGTTGTGCCGCCGTCGATCGCCGGACTGTGCCTGCAGCTGGGCATTGACCGCAGCACCTGGCAGAACTACGCAGACCCTGCGCTGCATCCGGAGCTGGCAGACGTGGCAGCCGAAGCCAGAGCGCGGATTGAAGCGTATCTGGAGCAGGAGCTTTTGACACGGGAGAAGGGACTGCAGGGCATCATCTTCAATCTGCAGAATAACTACGGCTGGCGGCAGAAGCAGGAAGTTGAGCTGGGCGAAAAGACGCGCAGCTCGATGGGCGCCGGTGAGCTGCGCATTGCAGACAAGCTGGCGCTGCTGGCCGAGGAACGCGACGCGCTGCTGGAGACGGAGCGAGAAGACGATGGCGAAGAAGCAGACGCAGAAGGAACTTGACCTGAAGGTCGAATGTGCGCTGTGGTTCCGGAATCTCCGGGAGACGAACAACCGCACGTTCCTACCGCTGTTCTGGGACGAGCACAGATACCTGGTTCTGAAGGGCGGCGGCGGTTCCGGAAAGTCGATTTTCGCAGGACGAAAGATTCTGGAGCGGGCCATCACGGAGCCGGGACACCGGTTTCTGGTCTGCCGGAAGGTCGCCAGGACGCTGCGGGAGAGCTGCTTCAAGCAGCTGCTCGGACAGCTGGCAGACTTCTATCCGGACAGCGGATACAAAGCCAACAAATCAGACCTTGCTATTTCGTTCCGCAACGGAAGCGAGATCATCTTCGCAGGTCTGGACGACGTCGAGAAGCTGAAGTCGATCTACAACATCACGGGCATCTGGATTGAAGAAGCGAGCGAACTGCTGGAGGGAGATTTCAACCAGCTGGACATCCGACTGCGCGGCCGGACGCGGGAGTATCAGCAGATTATCCTCACCTTCAACCCGATCAGCATCAAGCACTGGCTGAAGAAACGGTTCTTCGACCGGAAAGACCCACGGGCACGGGTGCATGAGTCCACCTACAAGGATAACCGCTTTCTGGACGACGCGGCCATCCGGACATTGGAGAGCTTTCAGGAGACGGACGAGTATTACTACCAGGTCTACTGCCTGGGAATGTGGGGCGTGACCGGCAAGACGGTCTTCGACGGAAAGGCTGTGGCGGCAAGGCTGCAGGCCATCCGGCCGCCGAAGCGCACGGGCATTTTTGAATTTGACGACGACGGCGTGAAGCTGTCTTCGATCAGCTGGACGGACGACAAGACCGGCTGCATCCGCATCTACCGCGAGCCGGAGCCGGGCGTGCCGTATGTCATCGGCGGAGACACCGCCGGAGAGGGCAGCGACAGCTTCGTGGCGCAGGTACTGGATAACAGAACCGGCGTGCAGGTGGCGCAGCTTCGCGGGAAATTCGACGAGGACGTCTTTGCCCGGCAGGTCTACTGCCTGGGCCTGCACTACAACACGGCGCTCATCGGCCTGGAGACGAACTTTTCCACCTACCCCGTCATGGAACTGGAGCGGCTGCGGTATCCGCGCCAGTATGTGCGGGAGACCATCGACGACTACACGCACAAAGTCCGGCAGTCGTTCGGATTTCTTACGAACACGAAGACGCGGCCGGTCATCCTCGCTGAACTCATCAAGGCTGTGCGGGACGACATCGAGATCGTGAACGACGAGACGACGCTGGAAGAGATGCTGTCGTTCGTGCGAAACCCGGAGACCCTGAAGCCGGAAGCGGAGCCAGGCGCACACGATGACTGCGTGCTGTCGCTGGCCATTGCGCACCACATCCGGCCGCAGCAAAGCTACCTGCTGCAGGAGCCGAGGGCGCAGGGCGTGAAGTGGTCACGCAGCCAGTGGGAGGACTACGAAAACGCATCACCTGCAGAGCGGGAGATGCTGAAGAAGAAATGGGGAACCCCGGCTACCTGACAGGCAGCCGACGACATAGGAGAGAAGATCATGGCGAAACGAGCAAACAACGACAAACTCCGGCTCTGGCAGGACAGGCTGTCTCGAAACGAGAGCGCTTATGAATCCGAGGCAAGCCGGATGGACGAGCGGGAGGCACTGTATGCAGGCGTCAACCAGCTGCGGGCCATCGTCCGGGGCGAGCGGAAAACGCAGACACCACACGTCCGAAACATCTGCGCGGAGCTGATCGAAGCGCAGACGGACAGCAACATCCCGCAGCCGAAGGTCACGGCCCGGCGGAAGAAGGACGAGATGAAGGCCAAACTCATCGAAGATATGCTCCGCAACGAGCTGGACAGGATGCCGTTTGAACAGCTGAACGACATGATGGAACGCACGGTGCCCATCCAGGGCGGCGCTGCGTTTTTGGTCGAGTGGGACAACACGCAGCGGACGCACTTCACGATCGGCGAGCTGGCCGTGTCCACGCTGCACCCAAAGCAGATCGTGCCGCAGGACGGTGTCTACACAGGCGTGGAGGACATGGACTATATCATCCTCAAAATCCCGCAGACGAAGGAGTACATCCGCCGGAAATACGGCGTGAGCGTGGCAGACGAGTCGGAGCGCGAACCGGACGTCAAGGGCGCGGGCGACACGTCCACGGCGGACGATCTGGTCACGCAGTACATCGCCTATTACCGCAATGACAAGGGAGGCATCGGCCTTTACAGCTGGGTGAACGATACGGAGCTGGAAGACCTGGACGACTACCAGGCGCGGAAGCTCCGCCGGTGCGTCCAGTGCGGCGCCATTGAGCCGCTGGCAGCAGAACCGATGGATGAACCGAGCACAGACGGGACGCCGCCGCAGCCGATTTTGCAGCCGCAGACACCGGAAGCGGCCATTCAGGAAGCGGCGAACGAGCTGGAGCGGGAGACCAGACCGGCGGTACAGCGCGGCGGGCGCAAGGCCTGCCCGTACTGCGGCGGGACAAAGTGGGCAGAGTCCACCGAGGAATACGAGGAAGTCTACTTCCCAATTCAGCGCACAGACGGGAGTGTCATTCCGGGCGTCGTTCCGAAAGAAATGGCCAGCGAGACACAGACAGACGAGCTGGGCCTGCCGGTCGTCACGATCACGGAAGAGCCGACACGCATCCCGTTCTACAAGCCGGACATCTTCCCCGTCATTCTGCAGAAGAACGTGAGCATGTACGGCCGGTTCCTGGGCGACAGCGACATCGACAAGATTGCAGACCAGCAGAACACCACCAACCGTGTCGAGGCCAAGATCATCGACAAGCTGCTCAAATCCGGAAGCTATATCACGCTGCCGGACGAGGCCAGCATCCGCGTGGACGCGGACGACATGAAGGTCATCCGGCCGGGCAACGCTGCGACGAAGGCGCTCATCGACGTCTACGATCTGCAGGGCAACGTGCAGCAAGACCTCACCTATCTGGCACAGGTCTACGAAGAGGCGCGGCAGGTCATCGGCATTACGGATTCCTTCCAGGGCCGCACAGACCACACCGCCACGAGCGGCAAGGCCAAGGAGTTCGCAGCGGCGCAGTCGGCCGGGCGCCTGGAATCCAAGCGCGTGATGAAGGACGCGGCATACGCTGCGCTCTTCGAAGCGATGTTCAAGTTCAAGCTGGCGTACACAGACGAGCCACGGCCGGTCGTGTCGTCGGACATCCACGGAAACGCGCAGTATGAGACCTTCAACCGATACGATTTTCTGGAGCAGGACGACGCCGGGGAATGGTGCTGGAACGATCAGTTCCTTTTCTCATGCGACACGTCTGCACCGCTGGCGTCGAACCGCGAGGCCATGTGGCAGGAAACACGCATGAACCTGCAGACCGGCGCCTTCGGAGACCCGGCGCAGCTGCCGACGCTCATTCTGTTCTGGACGAAGATGGAGATGCTGCACTATCCGGGTGCCAGCGAGACGCGCGGGTATCTCGAAGAAGAGCTGAAGAAGCAGCAGGCCCAGCAGCAGATGGCCATGCAGATTCAGATGGCACAACAGCAGGCAGCCGTGCAGGTCCAACAGGCGCAGCAGTCATCCGGTATCGACGAGCAGACGGCACAGGCCGTCGTGCAGCGGGCCAGACAGGACGCAGCACGGGACTCTGCCGCAGCGAGACAGCAGCCCCAGGGGACAGCCCCTGTTTGATTCTTTTGATCGTTTCTTTTATCCGGGTATCGCCCGGCCTCCTAAAGCGGCAGGCTGCGCGGGTTTGGCGCACCCGCGCAGCTGGCCGTGACATAGGAGCATCCCAAAAGAAAGGAGGACGAACACATGGCAGACAACAAGAGACCCGGCTACGCTGGCAGCATCCAGAACACCGGCGCACAGAAGGTCAACGCGCCTTTCTCGCAGAACGTGAAGAAGGGCAACGGCCAGGTGAAGACCGGCAACGATCTTCGCACCGGCAGTTCCGGCAGCGGCAAGAGCGGCAAGTGATGCCGCTCACCGCCAGCCCCGACACTTCGCAGCAATAGCGTAAAAATGCAAGGCCCGCAGACTGCGGGCATCGGAGGGACACGTGAACGAGATCGACTACGGCGCACTGTTTGGCATCGACGAAGGCGGAAAAGAGCAGGAAGCCGCCGACCCTGCACAGTCGCAGGAAGAACAGGCGCAAGGCGAAGAAGTGCAGGAGATCGCCGACCCTGCCGAAGAAGACCAGGACAATACACAGCAGACAACCGGCGCAGACGACCAGGCGTCTGAAGAAGACGCAGGCGGCGAGCAGCCGGAAGGCAATACAGAAACGGGCAGCGAAGGTGCGCAGGATGCGAATGTCCGCAACGCACAGTTTGCAGCGGCACGCCGGAAGGCGGAAGCAGAGCGGGATGCGGCGATTGCAAAGGCCAGAGAGGACGCCAGAGCAGAGGCGCAGCGGTTCATTGACGAGGCGTTTGCAAGCAGCGGCATGACAAACCCGTACACCAAGAAGCCCATCACCTCGAAGGCGGAGTACGAAGAGTACCGGGAGCGCTTCGAGGAAGAGAAGAAGTCTCACCTGCTCCGAAAGAGCGGGATGAGCGACGAAGAGTTCAAACAATTTGTGCAGAATCTGCCGGAGGTGCGCGAAGCGCGGGAGGCGAAGCTGGCGGCGGAGAAGGCCAGACAGGACGCCCAGGAGGCGCAGGCCAAGGTGCAGGTGGATGAGCAGCTGAAGAAGATCAGCGAGATTGACCCGAACATCCGCGAGCTGCAAGACCTGGCGAAGATGCCGAGCTATCCGCAGTTCTATGAGCTGGTGAAGAAGGGCAACAGTCTGCTCGACGCTTTTAAGCTGGCGAACTTCGAGACGCTTTCACAGGGCACAGCGGCAAGGGCACGGCAGGCGGCCATCAATGCCGCACAGTCGAAGCAGCATTTGGCGCAGACACAGACGCGGGGAAAGGGCGCCGTGACGGTTCCTTCGGACGTGAAGGAGCTGTACCGCACCATGAACCCAGGCGTTACCGATGCGGAGATTCAGGCACACTACAGCCGGACACACAAGGGCTGAGAAAGGAGCATTTCACATGAGTTTCAAAATTCACAGCATCGATGACAACAGGATTTCGGGCATCGAGTATCTGCCGTGCGGCGCCATTACGCCGAAGGTCGGCATGGCACTTGTCCAGTCGGGCGGCAATCTCGCACTGGCAACCGGCACGAACGCGCCGACGTACATCTCCATGTGCGAGAAGGACAGCCCGTGCACGGCGGGCGACATCATCCCCGTGATTCGGGTAAACAAGGACATGATCTTCGAGACCACGTTTGCGGCGGCAGCTACCAGCGTAAAGCTGGGCAGCAAGGTCACGCTGCACACGGACGGTCTGCAGGTCACGGGCACGACCGCGAGCGGCGTGGCCGAGGTCGTCTATATGGACGGCACGGCGGCGGGCGATATGTGCCGCGTCCGCTTCTGATACCAGGAAAGGAGACATAAGCAATGGCTAACATTACCTTTACCGAAGGCTCCGGCCTTCAGGACAGCATTTTCGGCAAGAGCCAGGAACCGATCAAGATGTTCCTGGAGAAGCGCGGCGAGGCCTTCGAGCAGGCCAGCATGCTGCCGGAGCTGTTCAACATCTCCCCCAGCAACCACTGGGGCGAGAAGTTCACGACCATGACCGCGATGGAGGGCTTCCAGCCGGTCGGCGAGAACGGCGACTATCCCGTGGATGGTATGCAGGAAGGCTTCAGCAAGTTCCTGGAGCACATGACCTGGAAGAACAGCTTCTCGCTGTCGCGCGAGATCGTGGAAGACGGCAAGCTGATGGACCTCAAGAAGCAGCCTGCGGGCTTCATCACGTCGTATTACCGCACGCGCGAGAAGTTCGGCGCGGCGCTGCTCGGCGCGGCCATCACCGGCGCAACGAGCACGAAGTTCTACGGCAAGACCTTCTCTACGCTGGGCGCGGACGGCAAGTGCCTGTTTGCCAAGGAGCATCCGTCGGCACTGGGCAAGAAGAAGCAGTCGAACCTCTTTGCCGACGGCTTCTCCAGCGACGCGCTGGCTGCAGCGGAGTCTGCCATGCAGGACTTCCGGGGCGACAACGAGGAAGTCCTGGACGTGGCGCCGACGACCATCCTCATCCCGAACGAGTACACGCTCAAGCGGGATGTCTTCGCCGCGATCGGCGCAGACAAAGACCCGAACACCGCCAACAACGGCTTCAACTTCAACTTTGGCCGCTGGAACGTCATCGTCTGGCCGTACCTCAACCAGTTTATCACCGCAGGCACGAAGCCGTGGGTGCTGCTAGACAGCAAGTACAACGAGGAATACGGCGGCGCCGTGTGGCTTGACCGAGTGGCGCTGGAGGTTCGCAGCGAGCTGGCAGGCAACGACGCCAACGTCTGGAAGGGCTATGCGCGTTTCATCGCGGGCTTCAACGACTGGCGGGCGTTCTGTGTCGGCGGCGTGACCGGCGGCACGCAGCTTGTCGGCGGCTGACAGGAGGGCTTCAGGATGGGAAAGTACACAAGGTTCACAAACCTGGAAGTGACCGATGAACTGAAACTCGGCAGCATGAAGGCGTCCACGTCCAAGGTAACGGCCGCAGATGCGGCCGCCGCCGCAGGCTCGGCACCGACGAAGGCGGAGTTTGACGCCGTCGTCACGCTGGCAAACGAGCTGAAGGCGAAATATAACGCGCTGGCCACAAAGCTGAGCGCGACAACCTGACACACAGAACCGGGACGGCGGCGCTTGCCGTCGCCCCGGCTTTGCATTTTTCGAGGAAGGAGGTGCCGGGCATGGCAACCTTGAAGAGCGTCATCGACATGGTGGACGAGATCAAGCCGAACGCCTTCTCCAACGAGGCAAAGACGCAGTGGCTCAACGAGTGCGAGGGGCTGGTGCAGACGGAGGTTCTGCTCTTCGCAAGCGAAGAGATCATCACCTACCACTATGACGCAGATAAGGACAAGGAGCTGCTGGCGCAGCCGCCGCACGACAAAATCTACTGGGCTTATTTGACGGCCATGATCGACTTTGCAAACGGCGAGTACAACAAGTACCAGAATACGATGCAGGTATTCAACAGCTTTTTCAGCGAGTTCATGCGCTGGTTCGCGCTCAACTACCATCCGGCAGACACCCACATGGAGGTGTATGTATGA